GAAGGTCCAGTTTCCGAGGTGGCTGCGGGAGTCTCCTTCGCCATCGACGGTTCAACCGCCGCGGGTTTCGTAGTGCCGTCGTCGCCATAAAACGCGGTCGCGTTTTCCTGGAACGAAAAGGCGGACGAATCCGCGTTGGCCTGGATCGATGCCTCAGAAGTCGTATCAGTGGATATCTCAGTCGCCGTCGTCATGATTGCGCCTCCATATCGGATGAAGATTGATCGGCGCCGGCATCAGGCGAAGCCTGCCCGGCGCGTTTATCGAGAATCTCTTGTGCACGCATACGCCCATCGATCGCGGTCGCATAGGCCGACAAGTCGAGCTTCCCGCGTTCGATCGTGGCGCGCGTCCCTTCCTTAATCTGGGTCGTGATGATTTGGGCCTTGAGCTTTTCGAGAAAGGCCGGATCGTCGCCCGCCTTCATGATGGCTTGGGCGAGTTCCGGACTCTGGAAGGCCTGCATGGCGAGGAATGCTTTTTCTTCCGGCTGCAGGTCCGCCCAGGTCATCGCCAAACTGATCTTGGGTTGCACCGGATGCGGCTGCGCTTGCTGATCGATCATCCGCATGAGGCCGTCCTTGTCGCGGAAGTCCGTCAGTTGGATCCCGAGTTTGACCATGCCCGGACCCAGTTGAGCCAGTTGCGGCAATACCGTCAGCAGCATTTCAGCCTGTTGCTCGCGCAACGTCGCGTAGTCCTTCGTCTCCACAATCACGATGTCGTAAATGCGTTCCTTGATCGCTTGCAGGTGGGAGCGGGTGAGCGAGACCGTCTTCGCGGCGTTCGGATCGTCCGTAATCTGAAACGTCATCTCCTCCGTCACGTACTGCTTCAAGTGCGCGAAAGAGAGCCGGGCCCCGAGCATCCGCGTGCGCCGCAAATTGTTCTGGACCGGCGTGACAATGAGATTGCTCATCATCTGCTTGCGCGCGATGCCCGTGCCCGAGCGCACTTCAGACGGCATGCCCATCGACTCATTGCCCTGGCCCGACACGCGCCGCATGGCGTCTTTGTCTTCCTGCAGCAGCCCCATTTGCGCTTGGCCCATTTCTAAATTCTTTTCAAAGAGGATTTTCGGGCCGCTCGCGTTACTGAGCGTCCCTTCGCGGACCTCGACATACCCGTCGGGCCGCGCGTTCTCCGCCGCCGTCTCATCGGGATCATCGACCGCGTTCTTTTCCGCGATGATTTTGTTATTCGTCAGCAGCGAGAGTGCTTTGCTCTCCCGTTTATTGATCGCTTCGTTGATCGGCACGAGCCGAGAAGTCAGGGGAAGCGGCGCGCCGTTCTTCCGGATGCCGGAATAAAACGGAACGTAGGGAAAGAAATTGTGCCAATGCGGCGAGACGTCATGATGGATCAGTGCGTCCGCCAGCATAAACCCGCAGTACATGCGGTCCTGGAAGGTCTTCCGCGGCACCACCGCCCGGCCCAATTCCTTCACGACAGCCTGCGCCGTCTTCGAATCGAGCGGCACGGGGAGCGCCACAATCCCGTCCGGCTTCATGAGCCAGTACAGCCGGACCTTCCGCTTGTACCAAATCTTAAACGGCCGCACGCGGCGCCGGCCACGCGAAACGTTCATCACCGAGAGCGAATAGATCGCCGGCGTGACTTGCGACTCATTTAAGAGCGAGGGCGAAATCTGTCCAATGTCGAAATAACTGTAGGCCGCGGCGCCCGCCTGGAGTTCTTCGAGTTCTTTCTCATTGTCCGGAAGGAGCGCAATGACGTCCTCCATGTCCATCCAGGCGCCGTCGACGATATATTTTGCGTCCTCGTTCGGGTCATAGCGCGTCGAATAGGGATCCTTGAAAATGTGGAAGGGATTGCGGGCGCGCTTACACTCGTAATCCTGCCCCATCTCGTTTTTCTTGATGTAATGCTCGACCCAGCCCACCCCGCCGACCAGGCCGTCCCACGACATATCCTGCTCTTCGAATTCATACAGATTTTGCTGATCGTTCCACCGAAGCGTATCCGCCATGACCGCGCCCGTCTGATCGTCGGCCGGCGTATTCCGTCCCAAAAATGTCGCCGTTTGCCGCGTCTGAATGAACTGTCCGGCGAGCCGCTCCATAATCGGCGCAATCTCATTGCGCTTCGTCGGCGGTTGGCCGCGATCGGCAAACTCCGCCAATTCATCGGCGGTATAAAAATCGTTTTCGATGTATTGATAATTGAGCGAGGCTTCCTTCTCGTACTGTTGGCGGATAGGATTGACGACCGCTTCAAGCACAATCCGCATGAGCCGCAGGCGCGTCTCTTCGGGATCGTCCTGCCGAATGGACGTGACGAGAAAATCGAGCTCCGCCGCCGAGGGGAGCGTGATCGAGGATTTCGAAGTTTTGAGCAATAATGCCATGTAGGGAAGGTTCCCTACCGGCGAGGCTCCAGGATGGAGGGGGGCCGGGTCTGATACCCGTATAATAGCAGCCTATTGAGCGCGGTCAGAAATGTCAACCGTACACTTGAACGGAATCTCTGTGCGCCGCATCAGAGTTTCGAGCTGCAAGAGGGTTCCCCGCAACTTGCGATGGAGCTCTTGCAGCTCGTGGGGCAGCACGGGCCTTAACAGCCCTTCTTCCCGCCCTTCCCCTTCTTTTTGCTCGCCATGGTGCATCTCACCCCCTTTCAGATCGTCTTCCAATTGACCGGGCGCTGCCGAATCCGGCGCTGTCGTCGAAATTGCGATGGCATCCGCGATACCGCATGCTTAAAGAGATACCAGGCGCCACAGAGGGAGTCGCCGCGGTTCGGGGATTTGGTAAGCGGTTTCACGCCTGGAATCCCCGATGAGCCGCCCTTCCCTTGCACTTTCACCTTGCCCAAGACCTCCGCCCATTTAATCGAGGTCAGTTCTCCGATCAATTCGTCCAACTCCTGTTTCGGCATATCGAGCGGGAGACTGATCTCCTTCGTCTCCATGAATCCCTCGCGCAACTCCCACCACACCTGATCGCGCATGCGATGAAATTCCTTCTGCTTGAGCGGGAGTTCCGAGACGTCGAGCCGAAAGACGTGCTGCAACCGCTGCACATTAACCAACTGATCATAGACGCCACGCCCCAACCCGATCGTATCGACCCCGATTGCATATTGCACATCCGAGCCCAACGAGGAGAGCGCTTGCTTCGCAATATCCGTGATCGCATCGGAGAGCTGCGTCGTATCCTTCTGCAAAAATTCCACTTGCTTGAGGAGTTTGGGGCCTCTGAGCACGGAGACAATACTCGGATCGTCGCCCTCTCCGCCAATATCGGCAAAAATGCAGAGGGGGTCAGTCTCCAGCGTCTCCACGGCACGCGCGGCCGCTTCCATCGCGGCGTCATAGTGAATCAGTGTGTCCGCCGACTGTTGCGGCGGCAGGCCCCGCACACGAATCCGTACGGTGTCGCTGTCGAGTCCATATTTCTCGATCAATTGATCTTGCGCGCGCTCGTTGTACCAGAGGAATCGACCCGGGGAGGCCAGTTTTTCTTTTTTGAGCGCGAGCCCGTCCCACTGGAGGCAGATCCAATGCTTTCGGTTCTTCGTCTGCGACTCCGCCGCGAACCCCATGCGCCGCGTGGGGTTGAAAATCATAATGATGAGGGACAAGGGATCCGTGAGACCGCCTTCAATCGGCTTGAACACCGCTTCCGGCACCCCGGAGGCTTCCGTGATGAGATAAATCACGCCCGTCGCATGAATGCCGGCGAGCACCACGCCCTGATCTTCTTCTTTTGAGTTTTGTTGAATCGTGCGCGGCTCAATCCGGCAGAATTCGCCCTTCCGTTTATCTTCTTTCAGATAAATTCGATCGCTCTGCTTCTCGAACAACGCGGAGAAGAACTCCGACCCCGCAATCACCTTCCCGAATTCCGGCCAAAGGGTACTGTGGAGCGTCGGTCCCGCCGGCGCGGTACACACCCCCTTCGGCTGATACACCTTCAACACGGAGAGATAGTGCAGCCCGATCGCCGCGACCGACCGCTCCTTCCCCATCCCATGCCCGGCCATCACCGAAATCCCCATTTTGTCCGCGAGCGCGGATTCGTCCGGGGTCAACGCCTCGGGTCCACACTGATAGCGCTTCAGCTTGGCATTCAAGAGGGCGCCGTACTGTCTCCACAAATCTTCCTGTCCCGACCAGGGATCAAATTCTTCCCCACCAAAACGTCGACCCCAATACAAGGGCTCCGTCACCCAGCGCTGCACTTCCTCAATGGCCTCCTCCTGCTGACGTTGCGCCTTCAGGAGGGCGGGCGGGAGCGCGAGGGTGGACGAGGGCCGTTTCGCCATGGCGTTAGTGCTGGACCTTCGGGCCGTGCGGCGTGGGGGACAGCGCAAGCGGAAGCGATTTAATCAACTCGACCTGCTCCGGACGCACAATTGGAGATGCGGGAATAAATTTATGCAGCCCCACCGTGATTTTCGACGCGCACGGGCCCTTCTGCAATTTGTCCTTGCACGCCTGAAAGAGCAGACGCCCGGCGGTTTGCGCCTGCTGTTCATCCGTGGTGTCAATCACGACATCGATTGAGACTTTGAACATGTCAATGCCTCCAGCATTGCAGTTTGACGTCTTCCCACACTCGTCGCGCCTGCAGATAGTCGCGGTCGCGCAGATCGTGGAGTGGGGCCTGCAGGACGTGCGGGAGATACGGTTCCATCAACTCCATGGCGAGACGCAGAGCCTCCACACAGGGGTCCTCTTTGTAGACATAGCCGTTATCCTCCGGTCCCGTCGCAGACCCTGGAGCGATCCACACAGAGGGATCCGCACGCTCGTTGGTATGACCGGCCTGGGCGGAGAGCGGACACAGGAGGAGGAGTAGAGCGACGGTGGGCAGGAACACACGGGCGGCAAAGCGTTTGGCCATCGCGCCGACAATTCTCAAGGAGAGCAATCGACGACGGACAATAGCCCGTTCACAGGAACGACAGTGCTTAGATCGCTTGACTGCGAGACGACCACACAGGAGGCATTTCCGACGGGGGGCAGAGATCATGACGGCGATGACGGGAGACGGTCGGCAATGAGCATGAGGCGTGCATAATCACGCATAGCGGCTCCTTTGATGAGTGAGTAAAAACCCTTACGGACTTTTGAAATTTTGTAGAAAATTTGGTGCGGGGGGCCTGATCTCATATGGCAGCCGGAAAATTTCCCCCATGCCGGGGGCCTTGGGGTCCACGAGAACCTATAGGGCAGACCAGGAGCCATTTGTCGCGCTCCTCCGTTAGGTGTCCGACTCTGAGGCTGAAGACATTCCGTTATCTATCGCAGATTTACGCTTATAGAGTGCCGAGACCGCGCCGTCAATCATCCGGGAGACGGTGGAAATATTCGCCGTTGACTCTCCACGCTCCAGCCGCTCCTTGTCAAAGCCGATCCCGTGCGCCATTGCAGCCGCTTGAAGGATCTTAGTTATTTGACCGGGTTCCAATGCGCTCGAAATGCCATCCCCTAACCGATGCTTTAATGCCTTCAGTGCGAGATTCTGCACCTCTAAGGCATCCGCGCCCAGCGCCGCCAGAGCATCCGCCCGCCCACTCTTAAAACGCTCTAAGGCCTGTACCTCCGGCTTAGTACGCTCTAAGAAGCGCCACACAGTAGACGGATTGACGCCTTGATGCTTCGCAATTTCGACCGTATTCAGTCCCTTCGCATGGAGTTCCTGAACCTTCGCCCGGTCGAGCTTGCGGGGGGTAGATTGACGATTGCGCCCTTTGCGGGCTGAGGTAGGAGATTCTGCCAGGGCCGAACCCATGCCCAACCTTATACTCATATCATACCCACAATGCAAGCCCCCTCTATATAGAGCCCTTAATTCTCTCTCTCCTCTTCATTCAAAAGCCCTGAGGGGGAACTTTCCCCGCTTCTGTCCTGTGGCATTGTCTTTGCCTAATTCCCCTCAAGAATTATTTTCACCCGCTCGAAAATACCTCTTGACAGTATTACACTAGTATGTTACTAGTACATCATCGATAGTAGGGATGCAGCGATTCACACTTTCATAGGGAGGTAGACCATGAGCGTACACACCCACCAGCGATTTACGGCGATCGACGACGAGCGTGAACCCTTCAAGCAGAATTGTCCACGCTGTCAGGAGAATACACAGACACGGAGCACGCACACCTCGACGATGGAAACGATTCCCCCCAACCTTCGCAGAGCCGACATCCTCTTTATACGACGGACCAAGACGACGGACGGAATATGGATCGGCTATTTTTTCGCCGCAGAAGGGCAAGTATGGATCAATTTCCGCAGCGTGCAGGAAGTGGAACGATGGAGAACCGCCCACGGCTACGCCTTACACTTCATTATTTAACCCACAAACCGTCGGCGCCTCCGTTGGCGCGGAACGCCGACAAAAGGAGAGACCATGCAACCCACGCTAGTTGAGACCGCGACCTATCCCCGACTCACCACCACCGAAGACGTCGGCGCCGCCTGCGCCGCCCGTCCGGATGTCGCCCCCTTTGCCCGCCTCGTAGGCCGGTGGGTCTGGTGTGAATTCCCCGACAAGCCCAGCGCCGACACCCGCGATTTTCTCAAGGGGACCGGCTTCCGCTGGAACAAGACCCGCGCCGCCTGGCAGCACCCCTGCGGCCACTTCACCCGCCAAGCTCGTGGGTACGATCCCCGCAGCAAGTATGGCCAGCTTCCAATCGGCGCCGATTATGTGACCCGCGACCAAGCCGGCCCGGCGCCCGACGCCTTCCGCCGGCGCGATCGGATTAGCGAAGAATTGAACAACTTCCAAGCGATCTAACCCGACCCCATGAAAGGAGCCCCGACCATGACCGACCAGATGAAAGAATCGATTCTCTCAAAGATCAAGAAACTCCAAGCGCTGACCACTGAGCGCGGCGCCACCCCGGAGGAAGCCGCCAGCGCCGCGGCCAAAGCGCAAGCCCTGCTCTTTGAGCACAACCTAGCCCAGGCCGACATTGATACGCAGGAAGCCGCGCCCGACCCCTATGGAAAAGTGGAGACCGTCCTAGAGGGCGCAAACCGCACGACCGTCCAGTGGCGCCGATCGTTGCTCTACATTGTGGCGAAATATAACTTTTGCTCCGCCGTGACCCTCTCCGGCACCACAAAAATGAGCGTGATCGGGAAGCGCTCGAATGTAGAGACCGTGCTCTACTTAAATGCCGTACTGGTGAGAGAAATTGAACGGCTCGCACTGGAAGCCGGCCGCACCGTGCTGAGCCAGCGCAGCGCGTATATGGTGAGTTTTTGCCGCGGCGCCGTCCATACGATCAAGCACCGATTAGCCGAGCAGCAGCGCCAGAGCGAACACCGCGCCACGCAATCCGGGACGACCCAAGCGGACGCCGACCGAGGCAACCACAATGCCATAGCGATTCGCACCATGGCGCAGGAACTCGCCAAGGCGGAAAAGCATTTCTATCCCAACCTCGTGACGCGCAGGACGCGCAGCCGTATCGGCTCGATGGACGGCTATGCGAACGGCCAACAAGCCGGCCATGGGATTGGGATGCACCGCGGGATCAGCGCCGGCCGTCCGGCCGGCTATCTCTCCTAGCTAACCATCACCCCGAACCGCCGGCGCCTTGCGCGCCGGCAGAAAGGCCCGTGCTATGAACTTCGACCAGATTCATATTTATATCGTGCGCCGCGAGAGCGCAGACGGCCCCCAAAATGATGTATTCACCGACTTCGCCCTTGCCCAAGAATGGGCGAATATAATCGGCGCCGAGCGCGTCGAGGAAGAGCCAATTATTGACCGCTCTTTCCTTGACGAAATGAAACGCGCGCACGAAGTAGACGAGGAGACCATTAGCCAGGACGACAGCAGAAGCCCGGAAGAAATTACTTCTTAACCACCTGGCGCGCCTTTGGCGAGGCCGCACACCACAAAGGAGAGAGAGACCATGCATTACTCAGCCACCTATAGCCCCGACGATAACAAACTCCGCTTGTATGCATCCGCTCGACTAGACCAAGAGACCTATGCGCGCGTGAAAGCCGCCGGCTTCCGATGGGCCCCGAAGCAGGATTTATTCGTTGCGCCGGCCTGGACGCCCGAGCGGGAGGATCTTCTGCTTGAATTGGCCGGCGACATTGACGACGAAGACAAGACCTTGACCGAGCGCCAAGAAGAACGCGCCGAGCGCTTTGACACCTACCACGACCACCGCACCCAGGACGCCGAGCAGGCCCGCGCCGCCGTCTCCCGCATTGCCGACCATATTCCGCTCGGTCAACCAATCTTGGTTGGCCATCATTCCGAACGCCATGCGCGCCGGGATGCCGAACGGATTCAGAATGGCATGGCGCGCGCCGTCCGTCTGTGGGACACCGCGCAATATTGGAAGAGCCGCGCCGCTTCAGCCCTCGCGCATGCGAAATACAAAGAACTCCCCGCCGTGCGCGCCCGGCGCATTCGAGGCATCGAAGCCGACCAGCGCAAGACCCAAAAACAGCGCGACGACTTCGCCAAATTCCTGGCCTGCTATCAAGACCCTCGCGCCACAGAAAAGAAATGCGCCGACGGCCGCCTACTTCACTTCGCCTTGCTGGAGTCCTGGAGCGGAGGCTTATCCTACGAGGAGCAGCGCGCCCTTAAGAAAGACGAACTCACCCTCGACGACGCGCGCGCGCAAGCCATCCGAAACCTCGCCGCCAGCGTGGCCCGCCGTGACCGCTGGTTGACCCACCTCGCGCACCGGCTCGACTATGAGCGCGCGATGCTCCAGGAGTCGGGCGGACTCCCCACCGACAAGACCGGCCCGGAAGTGGGCGGAGGTTGTCTGTGCTGGGCCTCGCCCCGCGGCGGATGGTCCTACATTCAAAAAGTGAATCAGATTTCCGTCACGGTGTGGGATAACTGGGGCAATGGAGGCCCGAACTTCCGGCGCCTCATTCCCTTCGATAAACTCGCAAAAGTCATGAGCCGGGCCGACATCGAAGCCGCGCGCGCCGCCGGCACCTTGATCGATACCGACGACAAGACCGGATTTATTTTAGCCAAGAAGGAAACTATCGACAAGGTGAAGGCAAAGATTACCGCCGAAGAAAAGCCCAGCGACTTTGACGCTATGCGCGAGACGCTCAAAGCCGGCATTGAGACCATGACCGCCCCTCAGCTCTTCCCTACCCCCCCGGACCTGGCCGCGCGCATGGTCGCACGAGCCGACATCCGCCCCGAGCATCGAGTCCTCGAACCCAGCGCCGGCCTCGGGCAGATCCTCGGCACCATTGCCCACACCGGCAC